GAAGAGTGAGCAACGAGCCGACCGCGGAGCTGGTGACCGCGGTCGCCGACGCCAGGGTCGTGGCCGCACCCGTTGTTGGCGTCGAGACCACCGTCACCGTCGTGGCCGTCGCGCCCAGGGCCGTAGTCACCTCGCCGACGAGGGAGGTGAGCACGATCCTGCCGCCGGAGACCGTGAAGATGCTGCCCGTGGCAGTTTGGGGAAGGGCCGCGGTTGCGCGGTCCACCCGGATGCCGAGGGAAGCTCCGCGCACGCCGGCCGGCGACAGGATGTAGGACATCAGGACACCGCCGCCCCGTCGTCGAGCGGGATGTACGTCAGCGCCCAGGAGATCGCGCCGGTGTTGGACGCCGACGTGGTCCACGAGATCGTGCCGGCCGAGACGACGTAGGCCGATCCGGCTGGCAGCTGGGCCGCGGCGCCGGCGTTGGCGTTGACGGTCAGCGCACCCTTGGCGGTGGGCAGGTACAAGTGCGTGCCCGCCTCCAGGTTGATGATCGACGTCGCGGTGGCGATGCCGGTCGAGGACGCGGTCCCGACCGTCGGGACCGTGCCAAGCGCCAGCGTGCACGCCTGGTTCTGGATCGCCGTCGACACGGTGCCGATCAGCGATGTGACGATGACCCGGCCGCCGGTGACCGTGAACAGGGTCGCGGTCGCGGTCTGCGGGAGGGCCTGCGCGGTCTTGAGGACCTGCAGGCCGTACTCCAGCTGCCGCAGCGACTTGCCGGTGAGGAAGTTCGCCACGTCAGGCCCCGAGGATTTCGAGGTTGGCCGGCTTGCGCTGGACCACCAGGTCGTGCGGGATCAGCGCCACCAGGCCGGAGCCGCCGGCGGTGACCTTGATGTAGTCGTTCGGGTCGGCCAGCATCGACGTCAGCACCTCGAACGCCGTGGTGTAGCCGGCGTTGGACTGCACGACCGCGTTGGACGCGGCCTGGGTCTGCCGGGTCCAGGCGTGGGTGCCGTTGGTGTCGGCGCGCTGGTAGTAGTGGGTGATGATGGGCCCGGGGCTGGAGTAGCTGCCGCCGAAGCTGCCCGACGCGGTCACGGTGAACGTGTCGTTGCCGGTGCACAGCACCAAAATTCCGGATGCGCCGCGGAACTTGATCGCGGCGCCGGATGCGATCGGAACGGCGTCGACCAGGCGGCCGAGCGCTTCCATACCTGCCATGACAGTCTCCTTCGATGAGGTGGCGGGGCGTCACTGCCGCCTGGGTTGGGTGTTAGGAACGGGTGCCGAGCTGCACGACGGGGCTCAGGGTCGGGCCACCGTTCTTCGGCGTGAGCGCGGTGGAGAGCCACGGGCGGCCGTCCACGCGCTGCACGACGCGGTACGCCGTCTTGTCGTTGGCGAACTTGTAGTGCTCGGAGGCGGAGACCTGCATCTCCATGCGGTCGCCGACCAGGTAGTACGACATGTCCGCGAACGTGATGTCGCCGGTGGTGCCGAGCGGGCCGACCTTCTCCGAGATCAGGACCGGCCGGCCCAGGATCGTCGCGGGCGGGGCGGCGTCGCCGCCCTGGCCGCCGGAGAAGTTGCCGATCCAGACCGGGCCGCCGCCGGTACCGACCGACAGGGCCATGGTGGCCAGCTGCGGGAACACGTCCGGGGAGACAATCCAGCAGGCACGGCCGAGCGAGGTCGGCAGCATCCTGCTGTACATCTTGACGATGTTCTCCCACACGACCGTGGGGCCGTTGCCGGCGTTCTGGCCGTTCTCGACGGCCTGGGTGACTGCGACCGGGGAGTTGATGAAGCCGAGCGGCTCGCCGACGCCGGTGCCGGTGAGGAACGCGACGTCCTCGAACCAGGTGATCGCCTTGGGGAACGTGCCGGAGAAGAAGCCCTCGAACGCCGGGGCGTCCATGAGCAGTTCGTTCGGGACCTCGGCGTAGACCGTCAGCTTCTTGGCGTCCAGGACGACGCGGCCGAACGATGCCTGGGACTCGGTGAGGCCGGCTGCCTCCTCCGTCCAGTACCCGACGACGCCACCCAGGATCGAGGACGTGTGCGACGGGTCGTCGATCGTCGGGATCGGCACGCGCGCGCTCGACATGGGGATGACGGTCGCCCGGGGCCGGACGGTTGCGGTCTCCAGCGCCAGCTGCAGGATCTCGCTGCGCAGCTCCTCCGGGATCAGGAACCCGCCGTCGCCGGGAACCTCGGAGCCGTAGGAGTTCTGAACCTCCCGCAGCTTCTCGACCTTCGGCGCGAGCTCGTTCCAGTCCTTCAGCCGCCGCGAGTGGTGCCAGGTGGCGCGGAAGAACTCGCTGGCGTCCTCGAAGATGCCGTCGGCGGCGGCGCCCGGAGCACGACGGTTGTACACGCTCTTGCGGCCGGCGGTCGCGGACGGAAGCCCTGCGATCATCGGTGTGCGCTTGTGCGACGGCCCGTCGGCCAGGTTCACCTTCGGCGCGTCGGTGGCGCCGTTGTTCTTCAGGTACTCGGCCAGCACCAGCTGCATCTGCTCGCGGGCCTCGGCGCGCATCTCGCCGCGGTCGGCCTTGTCAACGGCCTTGGCGTAGCCGTTGATGAAGCCCTCCAGGTTCTCCTTGGAGGCCCACAGCTCCTTGACCTTGTCGGCGTCGGCCAGGACGTCGGCGAGCCCCGCCGGGGAGTCCGGAATGGTGATCGTCACTTCGCCTCCTCGGCGAGATCGAGCCACGCGGGGTGCGCGGCTGCGTTCTTGAGCCAGGAGGGCGGCCCGGCGTGATCGGTGGTGCCCTCGCCGTCGCCTTTGGAGGCGTCGTCGAGGTGGGCTTGCAGGTGGGCTTTCACGCCGTCGCGGTCACCGTCGGGGATGTCCGCGCCGGACAGTCGTGCCAGGCCGTTGCGGCAGGCGGCCAGGTTGGCCGGGCCGCCTTCGGCCTGGTGGTGTGGGAACTTGTACGAGCTCTTCTTGTCGTCCGCGTCGTCGTCGCCCTTTGCAGGGGTCTCGGCCGCGGCCTCGTCGCTCATCCAGGCGTGGCAGTACCGCAGGACGGCGTCGTCGGCCGGCATCGCCTTCACGGCGGCCGGGCCGTCCCACGGCTTGTCCACGGTCGCGGTGTGGTGGACGGCCAGGGCCTTGTCGGCCAGCGGCATCGATTCGACGCCGAGGATTCGGCCGGCCCGGGCCCGGTTGGACGGGTGGGAATGGTCGTGGTCGGCGTCGCCGTCGTGGCTGTGCTCGTGCTCGTGGGTGGCGTCGTCGCCCTGGTCGCCGCCGGCGGTGTGCGCATGCGTGTGGGTGCCGGTATACGCACCGTGGCCCGGGACTGCGGCGGCCATAGCCGGGGCGTTGAAGAACGCGGACAGGTCGAACTTGGCTGCGGCGGCGAGCGCGGCGGTGGCGGGGCGTTCGGCAAGGCGGTGGGCCAGGCCGGCCGCGACGGCCTCGTTGGCGGTGTACCAGGTTTCGGCCTTCATGGCGGCGCGCCAGTCGGTTCCGCTGCTGGTGGCGTCGTGGTCGGCGTAGATCGAGGCGATGTTGTCGGACACCTTGTCCAGCAGCTCGGCCAGCTCCCGCATGTCGGAGGCGTTTCCGAAGCACATCCCGGCCGCGTCGTGGATCATCATCATGGCGCCGGGGGCGATGATGCGGGTCTTGCCGGCCATGGCGATGAAGCTGGCGGCAGAGGCGGCCAGGCCGTCGACGACGGTGGTGACGTCGCCGGCGCGCTGCGCGAGGCTGTTGTAGATCGCCAGGCCGTCGAAGACGTCGCCGCCGGGCGAGTTGATGTGCACCTCGATGGGGCCGTTGATGCCAGCGAGCTGCTGTACGAAGTCGATCGCGCTGACGCCGTCGTTGAACCAGCCGCCTCCGCCGATCTCGTCGTAGATATCGACGCGCGTCGGGGCGCCGTCGGCCCCGGCGGACATGCGGAACCAGCCCGTCGGCCGCTGCTCGCGGGCCGCGAGGTTGCTCAGGCGCTGCCGGGAGCGCTGCACGACGTTCACCGGGCCATCACCTGTGTCAGCGACAGGTCCGGCAGCGCGCCGGCGCCGACGATCGTCAGGCCGCCCATCTGGTCGGCGAGGTGCTGCATGGTGCTGGCCCAGTTGGCCAGCTCCTCGCGGCCCAGAAACACCGTCAGGGTCGTGCACGGCGTGCGGATCGTCAGCATGGCCATCTTCCCGGCGGCGGTCTGCTGCTCGGAGATGGTCAGCTGCGCCGGGACGCCGGACAGCAGCGTGTTGCCCGGGTCGGCCGGGGGCACCTGCAGGACGGGCTCGGTCATGGGGCGATCGCCTCCTCGGCGGCCGGCTCGCGCGGGTAGTCCAGCGACACCAGGCGCCCGACGCCGTTCTCGCGGACGTAGGTCGGGACCGCACGCGGCGGCGTCATCAGAGGGTCCAGGCCCGCCATGTCCGGTGCCGTGATGACCAGGTCCAGCGTCAGGCCGTAGTTGCCGATGGTGCTGTGCAAGATCTCCACGTCTTCGGGCAGCTGAAGTAGCTGATGGATCAGCTCCATGGAGACCGGGATGACGGCTCGCTTGGCCATCAGACACCCGCCTTCTCGTGGTGGTTGTGGCCGTTGGCCTTTAGGGGCTTGCGGTAGGCATCAACCAGGAAGTACGGCAGGCCGTCCAGCGCTGCCGGGACGTCGCCGCCGTTGTCGGCGCTGCTGCTGCCGGAGTCCCCGACGTAGTCGCCGACGATGGTTCCGCGGCACCGATCCCCGCCCGCGCAGCTGATGTAGCCGCCGTTCGGGTACAGCTCGTCGATCTCGTCGGCGATGTTGTCGTCGAGGCTGTTGCCGATGTACTGGCCGTCGATGGCGCGGCACGCCGAGCAGGTGTTCTTGTCGTTGATCTCGGACGCGAACAGGTCGACCGAAGGGCCGCCGAGGAACGTCGCGATCCGGGACTCGTTCTGCGCCGTAGACAGGGCGCCGGGCAGCTTCGACGTCAGGGAGGCGTCTGACAGGGCGCCCAGCGCGTCCTCGACCTGGCTGGCCACGTCCTCGGGATCGGCGTCGCCGGCTGCGGCGAGCCGGGCCGCCGTCGACCCGGCGGACAGTGCCAAGCCCGCGGCCTGAAGCGCCGCGATCGTGGAGGCGACGCGGGAGATCACCTCAGGATTGGCGGCCTGGGCCTCGATGTCGATGCCCTGCTTCTTCGCCTCGGCCACGGCCTGCTTCGCCGCGGTGGCGGCCATGCCGGTCATGGAGGTGGTGAGCAACTGCGCGCCGTCGCTGGAGTCAACGGTCAGTTGGGCCAGGCCCGCGGCGTCGCCGTCGTCGACGAGGCGCCGCACCTGATCGGCGAGCTGCTTGATCTGGCCCGGCACAATCTGCGAAAGCCACGCGGCCACGAGGATCGCAACGGCTTCCTTCCAGTGCCGGTCGACCTCGTCGAGGTTGTGCTCGGGCGCGGTCTTGCCGCTACCGTCGGCGCGGATGGCGTGACGGTGGCGGTTCTGGGAGTCGGAGTCGCCGCCGTCGGGGGTGTCGTCTGTGCCGGGCTGTGCCGGCGCGCCCGGGGAAGCGGGCGCGCCGGGCACAACCCACCCGGGCGGGACCGCGGGTGTCTGTGTGGCCTTCTCGGCGACCTTCATGTCCGGCAGGCCGACGGCCTCCAGAACGTCGTGCGGGTCGTAGCCGGCGGTCACCAGGGAACCGGCGGCCTCGGCCTTGCTCTTCAACTCCAGGGCGTCGGCTTCGCGGTTGGAGGAGATCGCGTTGTCGTGGTCCATCTCAACGCCGTCGCCGGTGGTGCCGAACAGCTTCAGGTAGAAGCAGTTCAGGGTGTCCTTCCACCGGTCGAGCCGGTCGGTGACCAGGAAGGCCTCGAACTGCTCCTGCGCGGTCTGGGCGTTGGCGCGGTTGACGTCATCGCTGGCGCCCATGATCGCCTTGTGCATGGCGAACGGCTCGCGGATGACGTCGCGGGAGACGTTCCGCAGGGTGCTGAAGTCCATGTCGCGGATCGTGTGGGCGTTCGGCACCCATACGGCGCCCTGCTCCAGCACGGCAACGCGGTGCGCGGCCCCTACGCCGCGGTGGGTCTCGCGCCAGCGCGCGGTGAGCTCGTTCCACTCGTCGTCGTCGAGGCGCTTGTCGACCTGGATGACACCACCGGGTGTGGCGGAGTTCAGGAAGAAGTTCCGGTTCCACTGCGCGCTGTACTTGGCGGCGTCGATGTCGACGAGGATCGACTGGATCGGACCCAAGCCCCTGTACGGGTCGAACGGGTTCGGCAGCAGGGTCGCAATAACCTCGTCCGGCTGCAGCGGCACGACCTCGCCGGACGGGCCGGTGTAGATATAGCCGGCCAGGAACTTGTCGGTGCCGGGGATCGGCTCCATGCGGTCGGGGCGCACGGGCCACAGGCCGAGCGGGATGGTGGAGGCAGGGTTGCGCTGCACCACGATGTAGGACTCGCCGGTCAGATCGAGGTAGGTCTGGCCGAGTTCGCGCAACCGGAACCCGGACATCGCGGCGTTCGGCGCGTTCCACAGGGCGATCGCCTGGTGCTGCAGCACCTCGGTGCGCTGGTCGGATCCCTTGTCGCCGGTGGTGTAGCGGACGCGGCCGTCCTGCTTGGCTTGCCGGTACAGGTGCCAGGGCACCTTCGCGGTCTGCCGGGCGAGCATGGACACGATGCCGTAGACGGTGCCGCTGCTGCCGTAGGCGCGCATGTAGGCGGCGAGGTCGTTGCCGCCGGCCATGAGCGAGGCGGGGGCGTAGCCGGGCCGGGAATAGCGCAGGGGCGGGGTGTTGCTGCCGCCGGTGCCGCTGCTGACAGCCGAGACGACCTTGCCGATGAGGCTCATCAGTCGCGGGACCAGTCGTAGGCCCACATGCTCAGGCCGGTGACGAGCAGCCCGATGCCGGGGCTAACGTGCCCGGCGGCGAGCTGGAAGGCGCTGGTGTCGATGGTGATGAAGCCGCCGATGGTCAGCGCGGGGCTCGAACGGAGCCGCGCCGCGCTGACCATCGCGCCGGCCTGGTCCACCGCCCTGTTCCAGGCCGCCCGCATCCGCTGCCGGGCCCGAGCCCCGACGGCGGGCGCGTCGTGGGGAGTCGCGGTGATGGTTGCCATGGCCGCACCTCCCACATGCCCCGATGCAGTTCGTGATACGAACAGTTGCGGCCTGCATTAATTGCCTGTTGCATCAGTTCGCGATACGAACAAGGTAGCGCACGGGAACGCCTGTTCGAAAGTGGTCACGCGCCCACCTCCGCATAAGAAGCATTATGCGGATAAGATCATTCGCTAAACGCCACGTCAGAGACACGGACCCAACCGGTCCAGGCCGCCGGCAACTAGCCATGCACCGCCCCGCAGCGGCTACCCTGAAGCATGACTTCCGCTCAGGTCGAGACCGACTACGCCGACGCCTACGAAGACTCCAGCGCCTGGTGCCACACCTGTAACGACAAGCCGCCACTGGACATCCCCAGCAGCACATCCCCGTCCGGCGTGCGCATCCTCAAGGCGGGCACGAAGTGGGACTGCCCTAAGTGTGAGGCGCGCTGGGTTGTCGCGCGGATCGAAGAGGTCGGGCTGCGCTGGATGACGGTCGGCAGCGCTTCCTGAGCGCTCAGCCCAGCGTCCGCACGCGGGGCCGGCCGCCAAGGTCGCGCTCGGCCACCATGTAGCGCATCGCGTCGCAGCCGTGGTCGTCCTGCTTCACCGGGTTCTCGCGCTGGTCCGGCTTCACGCCCTCGGGCCAGACGTAGCCGGTGATCTCCTGCTCGGTGCACAGCGGCAACTTCGCCGCCTCCAGCTCCTTGTCGATTTCGACCACCGCATTGCGCACGATGTACAGCCGCGGACGCCCGTCGCCCTGGACCTTCAGGCGCGACTGCACGGCCTGTACGCCGTCCTTCACCGTCTTGTGCGCCTTCGACGTGCCCAGGCCAAGGTGCCGGTCCAGGGTCGCGCGGTCCTCGGCGTCGTGGTCGCAGATGACGGCGCGGGGCCGCGGCTCGATCCACTTCAGCTCGCAGACCTTGCAGGTCTGGCAGTCGTGGTCCTCCGCCTTGGATTTGCAGCAGACCGCGCAGCGGCGCACGATCCGCAGGATCGTCTTAGCGTGGTCCTCCACCAGCGTCTTGGTCTTGTAGATCTCGCGGTACAGCCATAGCCGGCCATCCGGGTCCTCGGCCCAGCACTGGAGCACAAACGGGTTCGAATACCCGAAGTCGACCGTCCACCACCTGGTCCACGTCTCTGAGCCTTTCGGAAGCTGGTTGACCAGGTGTATGGCCGGGTCCCAGTTCTCGTAGACGATGCCCTCGGCCGAGGTCCACTTGCCCTCGAACAGACGCTGGCGGCGGATCCCGGTGAGCGCGGAAAGCTTGCCGAGGATGTAGGTCCTGCCGGCTGGCGTGTAGCTGCCGTCGCGGTTGACGTAGGCGGGGTTGTCACGGTGGGTGGAGTACAGCATCTTCAGCGTCCCGGCCTGGGCCCGCTGGATCATCCAGTGGTGTTCGGAGTCGGGGTTGCAGGCGGCGATCTGCTGCTGTTGAGCGCGCTGGCCGTTACGTAGCCGCGTGCCGATCGTTTCCCAGTCGGTGAGGGACAGCTCGGTGGCCTCGTCGACAAACACGAGGTCGTACTCC